GCTTCTGGTTTGTTCTTTAACGCTGAACGCACAAGGTCATTGTGAATAGTAACGCCTACCGTGTCTGTCCAGTTCATGCGCTAAGTCTATTAAGGTCTAAGACTGGTCTTGTCAATAGACACGTTGGCAGCCTGCAAGCATTCCCAGTAACTCTCGTGGTCTTGTGTATTACAACCAGCACGACAAATTCCATTTAGTTCAATCATTTTGCTATACTATTCCTGTAAATACCGACCTAATCACCTTTGCGGGTGGGTGGGTCGGTTTTCTTTTTACTTCAGTCATTGTCATAACCTTCAACGGGAATTACTAAGTGATTGTTGTCAGATAGATTTTTATAGGCTTTGCTTATTGAATACATACAACGAACACAAAAAGATTTAGGTGCAATAGTTCCAAGTACGCCTAGTTCAGACTTTTCATCTAAAACCATAGTTACCTGCGCTGCGTAACCGCAAGCAATACATTGTGCTTTCATTAGTCATCCCAACTGTTTTTCAGCCAGCCCTCAGCCTTACCTTGCGCTGGATTCTGTGTAATAAATGTATGGCATGGCCTGCAAAGTAGTGCAAGATTATCCCTATCTACAATGCTTCCACCCCTAGCCCGTGTCTTGATTTCATGCACATCAGTTGCATAAGCCACCGCGCAACGCTGACACGGTGGGAAGTCGCGCAGTAGTTCCTTTACCAATGCTCTGCGCTGTGTCGCGTACAGGCTTTCCATCTTCTTAGAACGGTGGCGTATTGGCTTAGTCATTGAATGTAGTATCCCTAACTATTGCTTCACATCTATTGCGCATCATTTCCATACCCATCTTTATTGCAGGGTCAGAATGACTTAGCTGGATCGTGTTGATCGCTTCTAGTAATGTGTCGCGGTATGCCAACAGGCTTCTGTTGCGGTAGCAACTAGGGCATAAGGAATACTCCTGCAGTAGCTCGTAAACTGTCCACCAGCCATCCGTTTGCTTGGATGACCGGTGGCAGTTGATACATTTCCTAACCATTGGTAAACGGCTTATTAAGTTCGTCTGTGTAGTTCCATTCACGATCTAGTGCAGCCCAAATAGGTACACCAGTTGCGTTGTCTAGGTCTGCCCAAACTCTGTCCTTAGTCCAGTATTCGTCAGTATGTTTCTTACCTAGTCTGTACCCGGCAAAGAACACCAAGATACTTGCGGATGCTACTGAAAGTATGAGTGCAATTATCATAACCAAGGGTCCACATCTGCGTTGGCTTCTTTAACTTTGTTTGCTTTAACTACGGCTGCAATCTCATCAGCAGTAATTTCAACTGATGTACGCTCAACACCGTTCTTGTCCTCATACTTTGATACGCGAACTTTACCCACGACCAGAATAGGCTGACCCTTCTTGAATGTGTCTGCTGCTGCTTCAGCTAGTCCACGCCATAACACAACATCAAAGAATGAAGTGTCACCATCTGACCATTGGCCTTTATCGTCTTTCTTGCGTTCGTTACACGCAATACGCAACTTGCAACGGCTAATGCCTGATGCTGTTACTTGGAAGTCTGGTTCAAATACTAGATTTCCCTGCGCGGTTATTGTTGGTAGTGCCATTATTTATCCTGCTTCCTTTTGTCGCTCACGGTATGTGCGCGAATTCCTTGCTTGATTCGTTTCTAATTGAAACGAGTTCTTGTATTCTTCGTCTATCCTTATCGGCGTAATCTTAAAGAACCTGCGTAGTTCTTTACGCTTTGCTTCTGTCGTGCCTGCCCAGTAACCATCAACCTTGACCTTTAACGCATAGTCAAGACAATCATCAAACACCGCGCAACTCATGCAGATACGCTTTAGTGTTGCTTCAGTAGTTGGTGCTATTGCGCCATTAGGAAAAAACAGTTCAGGATCAACGCCCAAGCAGTTTGCTTGTTCTGTCTTAAACATCCTGCACCTCACTTGCAATCACCTGACAACCAATACGGTCTGTGGCGTATTGCTTAGATGCGCTTACAGCTATGACTAAGGCATCATCTGTATAAAGTCCACCAGTTGTTAGCCCGTCAAATGTGCTGCGTATTAACTTATCTAGATCAGGCTTAACGGCAGGCCACCTGCGCATAACGCTTTTAGGTCTAGGCAAGTGGAATACCAGCGCAATCTCAACCGGGGTAGTTAGTGTCCATTGCTCAGCGTTAGGCCATTTGCTTGCGCGATATTCCTGTGTAGCTAGTGCAACGGCTTCACGCCACGGCTTGACCTTCTTGCTGGACTCAACCATTACCACGCGCCCATTCTTTATGAACCCGTTCTTAGAACCTTGTGGTGCAGGTTCGCCATCTATCCAGTAGCTATACATTGCCAATCCAAATTGCTAAGACTGCGCCATGTGATGCCTTGCGCTTTGCTGTACCGTAGCCAACTTTACGAATGATCCCTGCTCGTGCTGCCTTGTTCATAATTGCCCCTGATGCGTTGTTCTTATGCTGACCAACTTCACCTGACGGCAATCCTGTAATGGCTAGAACATCCTCACTTGTGAATTGTGTGCCACGCTTTGCCAGTTGCTTGATTGCTTCAAATGCTTGTTCTGCCCAATCAGGTTGCGCATCTAAAGCTAGTTGCATACCCAGTTCTTTAGTTGTCATCACGCACCGCCCGTAGTGCCGGGTGGTTATCTGATGGTGGCAAGTTGTCGCGTACTGATAGCGCAAAGGCCATCACCAGCATTCCAAAGAATGCACCTAGTAGGAATAAGACTGCTCCAAGTATGAATGTCATGCGCCTAACTCAACTTTCTTGTTGTCAAAGATAATGCGCAGGTTGCGCTTTTCTGCATCTGTGAATGCGCCGCCTTGTATTATTGGCACGACCTCAGTTAGTTCTATTAGCGAACCTGCGGTGTTAATGCGCTCAATCATCTTCTGTGTAGCTGTGCTTAGTGTCTTAGTTGCTTTAGGTGCAGCCTTGACTTCTGCCGGTGGTGCTGGTTGTTCTTTAGCCCATAGGTCTAGGGCAACACCGAAGCGCATTGCTGCGTTTCTTATTGCGTTACCTATCGCGCCTTTAGTCTGGTCGAACTTGTCACGGCCTTGAGGTTCGCCGTATCCGTAGCGCGTAACACCGCAAACAGTAAGTTCAATCCATAGACCGCCGTTAGTGTCGAACGCTGGCAAGCCTGATTCATTGAATGCAAGTGGCTTCCAAGTCCATGCTGGATCAACTTTAAGTAAGCGATCCGTTACCCATGCGTGACTAACATAATCTAGCTGCAATCCACCAGTAGGCAGTTTCTGTATTTGTTCTTTTGCAAATGGTGCGCGTAACGCATCTTGTTGTTCTTGTTTCATCTTGTTTCCTTGTCTGCTTTGATCCGATTTAACTTTTCTATAATCGTTATTGCCTGTTGCTTACTCATCTTGTTAGGGTCAATTTCTTTTAGCAACAGAACATTTATGAACGCCTTCTGATCTTCATCACTTCTAATACCGATACTCACTAACCACCGATAGATTAAAAACTTCTGATCCCGGCTTGCGTACTGCATACCTAGTGGAACATAGCCCATCAGACACCGCCTAACGCAAACCAAGTACCTACGAATAAAACCCATGCTGCACCAATCACAGCTAGTGCTTGCAATACTGCGCCTATCATTCTGGCGCGTGGTGTCCAGTTCCAGTTAGTCATTACGCACGACCTACTTTGACTAACTTCTCGTATTCAAATTCCGAGATGAACTGATTATCAAATAATGCTTTGGTGAATGCTTTGCCTTTGTAATGGCATAACAGGTCTGTCATTAGGTCGAATGATTCCTGCTTATCGTGTCCTTTTACTGCACGATAAGCAATCATTGGGTGATCTAGTTTTGAGTCACTCATTACGCTACCCACTCTCTTTGAACGAAGATGTAATCGGCTTCGTACTGGATGCGCTCGCCGTTTACAATTACTTTCTTGTAGCTCTTTAGGTCTTGTGAGCCGTCAAACTCTGCACCCTCGAAGCGGTCTGTGATTTCTCGTACCTGATCAACTGTTACTTCAGCAGTTGCAGGAATTGTTACCCATAGGGAGAAGTGGTGCTTGCGTACTGAGAACTTAACGCCGTTGAATGCTGCCTTTAGTTCTGCGCGTACTAGCTTTGCGGTGTCTGTTGCGCTTATGTATGTAGTTTCCATTTGCTTTGTTTCCTTTGTCCTAGAACCTTGCGGTTCGCTTATGTGTTATACATTACCCTAGCTGGCAGACAGTTTGTACCATTTCAGCAATTTATTTTGTAACATTTTGATAACGCGCCGTTCGTACATCTGTTCTAATTGGTGTACGCAAAAACCCTTAGAAACCTGCGCTTTTCTAGTTTGTCCTTTGGAACCTTGCCAGACTTCGACAGTTTGTAACGCTCGATTGGATCCAATCCGCCCCACATACCCCACTTCTCATCTAGGCCAATCTCAAGGCAGAACCCCACAACCGGGCATTCCTCACATAAGCGTTTAGCTACGGCAAACAGATGAGGTTCGTCATTCTCAGGGAAGCAGGTATCAGGTGGCGCATCACGGCAGGCTGCGGAATACATCCACGAATCAGGCGCGGTGCAGATTAGGCACATACCTGAATCTAGCCACGCTTCATGGTCGCAGTCTTTGAGCATCCTGCCAGTATGTCACTAATGCGTTGCTATTGGTAAACCCCACACACGGTACAGCGCACATTTTGTTCTTGATACATCATGTGTCGTGACTCTTTATTTACTGCCATCCACCCAAACATATGAGTATTCCCGGCGCATCTAACGCATACAACCTGATGGGTAAACACTTGCACCCAGAATAATGTTCTACTCATTTATCAGGCCAATGCTTTTTAGTTTCTGTCTAACATCATCTGGCATACCTTGCGACTTAGGACTAGACCCAATGGCTCGCACATTGTCTATCTCGTGCTGGCGTGTTCTGTGAGCAGTCCACATTGCGTTTAGGTGTGCAGGCATAACTGATTCAGTAGATGTTTTGTAGTGCTTGCCTACTGCATCACGGGCAAACTCAAATGTAATTGTTTCACTTAGTGCTAATGACCAGCCTTCAACCTTTGCCCTGAATCCTGCTTCATCAGCTGCGCCAACTCTGGCATCTATTGAAACTGCTATTGCTAACACTTTACCTACTTCTGCTTTGTTCATTGTTCTATTTCCTTTGTGTCATTCTCTAGGTTCTTCAACCAGTCCATTGTCTTAGTGAACTTGCTTTGCTTGTTACCGCGTTGCGCTGCTAGTCGTAGTTGATCGTATTGCTTACGCAACTTGCCCGGACTCATAATGTTGCCACGCCAGAACTCATCTGACTGACACCACTCAATTGCTTTAGTAATCTGTTCCCAACTGCGCTGGTCAATCCTGTGTAATCGTTCCATGTCACTTAGCCATGAATCACTTACTGTTGGTCGCTTAGACCCGTTAGCTGCAATTAGGTCTGCCAATAAATTGCAGGCTAGATGAATCTCGTCACCGTAGGTGCGAGTATTAAGTTCATTGGTTCTAAGTTCTATATGGTTATTAGTTCGTTCACCACCTGTGGGTATAGGGGTATCCCCATCTGTGGGTATAGGTGTACCCACCGTTGAACATAGGTATTTGCAATTTGTGATGCTTGCTGTGTGCAGGTGATACAGGTTTGAAGTCCAGTCACCGTCTTTATTCTTACGGTTGATCTGGCATAACGCGCCCATGTCCAGCAGTTCTTTCTTGGCCCTGTCCATTGTGTTAGGTGAAGTGCCTAACTGCTCTGCAAGTTTCTTGCGTGACCAGAAACTAACGCCGCGCTTGTTGTCCCCGTTCTTACGCAGCACTAGGTAAAGTTTTATAGCCGTAGCTGAAACATCAGACTCAAATACCCAGTTAGGAATCTGTTGAAACGGTAAAGGCTCAACATGAATCTCTGCTTTATCATTGTCCATTACAGGTTTTCTTGAAGCTCTACACGCGACCACTTCAAGCGCAACGCATCTACAACTGACTGGCGTTCTAGTTCTGGCAGGTTAGCAATCTCATCAAGGCTCACTTCAACCATTTCAGAACCACATAGGAACTCTAATACTGCAACCATGACTAACTGATCAGCGTTAAACTCTGCATGATCTATGTCATCTACAACTTCCCAGACCTTAGCCCAATCAACCGGTGTTACGGCATCATGGTTCTGGAACAGTTTGTGTTCTGCCATCCATGTTGTCTGCACTAGCTGTTCACTTGGTGTTCTCATTGCTTTGCTCCTGTCATTAGTTCTATTGCTGATCTGATTACTTGACTTACATTGGCGTTATGTTGATGCGCCCATTGTCTAACTGCAAGCATCTGCTCATTGTTAAGCCGTAGCGCAATCATGTTGTCTTTATTTTCTTTCTGTTCGTCAGCCATTGCTAACCCTTCCTAGTTGTTGTCCTATTGACTCAATTACATTTACTGTTACTGCGTTGCCCATTTGCCGGTATCGCTGTGAGTCTGATTGGCTCGCAGTCCATCCATCAGGAAAGCCTTGCAGCCGTTCGCATTCCATTGGTGTTAATCGCCTTACTTGTAATGGTTCAGCTATAAAAGTTTGCGCGTGATGTGACTGCACACTTGGTTGTAATGCTTGCAATGCTCTCGCCTGTTCTATTTCTGTTGCGCTGAAATTGTTTGCTGTTGCATCTTCACGAACTGAGTAAGCAACTATCGCAACTCCACCTTGATTAGCTGCTGGATTAAGTGCATTTGTATCTACTGTTTTCGACAATGTGATTTCCCTTGATCCACTATTAGGATTATTAGACTTCATTGAATTAGAACTTAATGAATCTAAAGCATAAGCAATAGCAGGCACATTGCCGCCACCAGTTCCCCACCGTTGAATGACTGTCTGCATAATTTCATCATCTGTCACGCGAACATCATCCACCCTTGTACCGTCAATAATCAAAATAGGCACATGACCACCACCCTTACCCATAGCTTGCACGAGTGTAGGACTTAGATCATCATCTATTGCTGCGTTAGGTTGCGTAGATTGTAAAACCAAAACTGTTGCCCTGCTTTCACCACCGTTATCGAATGCGTTCAAAGTCGTGCAAACCCCCCCCTGCTTCCAAGTTTCATCATCATCTTGGTTCTGCGCCCTGCGAGCTTTAACAAACCACATCACTCAACAACGATCATCTTGTTGTCACCTAGTTGTTGATTTTGTGGGAACTTGTAATCACTTGCGCATAATGCGCCAACTATGTTTGATCCGAGTAAGCGGTTGTTTCTAGTGCCGACTGCAACGGGGCTGGAAGTACCTTGCCCCGTTTGTTCGCTCGTCTTAGAATCCCCTGCGCTGCTTTCGCAGAGAGAAAGTATTTGTCTGAAGGGTTCTGTTCCAACACTTGCGATAACAAAGACTCTTCTACGGCGTTGGGGGACTCCGAAGAATTGCGAATCAAGCAAACGCCACTCAATGTTGCTATACCCTGAGTCGGCCAATGCAATGAGGACTGCTCCAAAGTCGCGACCTTGATTACTTGAAAGAAGTCCCGGCACATTTTCCAAGAGGATAGTTTTTGCTTTGGTATGCGTTGCGAAACGCAAAGCGTCGTAGAAAAGTCCACTTCGTGCGCCAGCGAGTCCAGCCCTTTTTCCTGCGACACTAAGGTCTTGGCAGGGGAATCCACCGCAAACAAGGTCAATGTTTCCTGTAAGTCCAATTTGATCAGCCCAATCTATTGCTGTTGTAACGTCATTGTGTTTTGGTATTTCTGGGAACTGCAAGTCAAGAACTGACCTTGCGTGTTTATCTATCTCAACTTGGCCTACGCATTGGTGACCCGATCTAGTAAGCCCTAGATCGAATCCACCAACGCCAGCGAATAAAGAAACGAATCGCATTGCTTAATCCTTAATAATCATTGCTTCGTCTGCGGTTTTGATTAAAGCTTCTAGGTCTGCTTCAGTTAAGTTCCACATTGCTTTGTCCTTTGTTGCTGTCCAGTTCTTGCCTTCAATTGTCAAAGTAATAAGACCCCTTGCAGCAAGTGACTTGAAAGTTGTCAAAGAATAAACTTTGTCGTTGTTTGTGAAAGTCCATCCTGCTTTGATTTGAGCCAACGCATTTCTTTGAGTGTTACTTAGATCAGCGTTGGCGTGATGACTAATCATTCCATTGTGGCGATTCATTACGCACCGACCTTTGCTTCTTCTAGTACGGCTTTGTTGGTGGCAAGCATAACCTCTGCTTGTTCAATTGAAATTGGTAACCATCTGTGAGCGCGTGGTGTCAAAATAAACGCTCTCTTGATTCCGTAGTCAGTAACCGTAAATTTGATTTTTACCATTTGCTTTACTTCCTTTGCTTTGTATAAGCCTTTTGCTTATGTAATGAGAGTAGCAGGTTTGTATAACAAACGCCACTCTATTCAGGAAACCTGTAATTACCGCGTGTCTAAAGGGTTTTTGGGCAAAGTAAATGCCACCCGACAAAGCATAAGCAGGTGGCATTTACGGTCTAGGGATCGCCTAGAGCTGCGCAAGTTTCCCCAGTCTAGCGCGTAGGTGTGCCAAATACACAATCGCATCATCTAGTTCTTCCAGCGTTTCTAAAACAATCTGTTCGCCTGATTTAGTTTCAATGCTCTGTTCAGTACCGCGTGAGTATTGCTCGTCACCTGTACCCATAATGCGTGAGCGCAACGACTCAACACAGCGCGTAACTTGATCAGCTAGTTCTTCACTTGTCATGGACTAACCTCATAACACTTGCGGCATTCCCAAATGTAATAATCGGCAAACCGTAATTCAATCCATTCATGCTTACAAGATTTTGGCATCATCCCACCTGCCTTGTCCAACTGTTAGCGTGAGCATTCCTGCCGGTGCTGCTTGACCTGATGAGTTCTCAAACCAAGTTGAACCACCGTCTAACGCTGGTGCTTGTATCCAAGTCTTGCGCCCTGACTGCTCAATCTTTAAGTGGTGATAGTGACCAGTCAATAACAAAGTTGCTTCGCCTATGTCTTGTTGCCCATGCGCCATGTTCTTCCACCAGTCCACCGCCTTACCCCTGCATTGGTGACCGTGTGCAAGGCCAACAACTGTGCCAGCCATGTCTAGGGTTACGGTCAAAGTGTCGTATTTAGGAAAGGTAAAACTTATGTGTTTGTAATCGGGATGGTCTGCCAGCGCATCTGCAACTGCTGAAGCTGCATCTAGTGCAAATGAATCTGTATAGGTAGTTGCCATTGAGTTACCAACACGCACCGCTTCATCATGGTTACCCGGTACGCAAGGGATAACAACGCGGTCAGCTAGTGGCGCGAATGTTTTAACCATGTGCAATAGCAACCGCCGATAGACACGAATCTGAGCAGTCAGGTCTAGGTCTGTACGCCAGATGTGCTTGCCACCTTGCGAGTTCATGCCTTCTATACAGTCACCTAGTTGCGGTAAGTAGATCGTTCCAATGTCGCGCCCTGCCTTACGCAGTTCTTTGAGTCTGGCAACGGCTAAATCTGTCTTGTGTAATACATTCTGGATAATCTCGTCAGAGCCACCACCGTCAATCTTTCCAACCTGTGTGTCTGCTAGTACCACAACATAGGCTAAAGTCGCTCTACGGGCTTCTGTGGGCTTCCTAGAGGTATTGCTAGGCTTCCACTTCGCAACTATTTCTAGCAGGTCATCTATTGGCACAGACCTAGAACCACTATGCGGTACGAATGTAGCCCTAAAGGATTCTAGCCACTCGCCATCCCAACGCTGCCACTTGCTACGGCGTAGCCCTGTGATGCGCCACTTAGCAGGGTCTAGTTCAAACTCAGCTAATAGTTCAGCGTGATCAGGTTCATCACCTGCTGGTCTTGGTACTGATCGCAGAACGCCACCGCTTGAGTCGTACTCAATGCCGGGTTCAAACCCTTTAGGTATTTCCTTAGCAACGCGCTTGCGCTGTTCATCATCACCCATTTTAGATAGATCATCTTTAAGGCTCATGGGCATTTACATCCTTCCGCAATAGTGTTGCGGTTGCGGTGTCTGTTTATTGTTTGACGGCTTATCTTGTAGCCGTTCTTATTTAGAATCATTGCCAGATTAGTAGGGCTTGAATCAGGATCATCTAGTGCTTTGCTAAGTGCTTTGGCTTCTTCAGGTTTAAGGGTCTTGATTATTTCACCAACTGCACAATTAACTTTCTTGTGTCTTACATTTTCTAGATCGTCAAGTAAGGCCATTGTGACCACCTTTCGTCTAGATAAGTCTAGAGCGTAAGTCTGTCAGTTGATGGATTTCTTAGCGCGTGTTGGCTTAGTAACCAGTTCCTCAATCGAATTAAGGCGATAGTCAAGATCACTCATGCGCGATTCAATGCGGTTAAGTGTAGCTATTGCATCTGGTAATGATTTGCCACCGTTCGCGTGTGCGGCTATTGGATAAGTAGCGGTGTCAATGTATGCCTTAATAGGTTTAACAATGCCCCATTTAATTGCAGTACCAGCAAGAATTAAGATCGCGGTTATAGCTGCTGCATACTGCCCTAGTTGAATGATGCCCATTATGGAATAGCCAACTTAGTTTCTCGTGTTGTAACTGTTGCCTTGCCGTTAGCCTTAACCATGAACACAACGGGCTGACCCTTGATCGCTTGAAACATCCAAGTATCTTTTACAAATGTAGTGCCACCTTTGTTAAGTGACTTAGTTTCCATACCTGTTATGTCTTTGATACCGGCAGGATCGCGCATCCAACGAATCACTAACTCTGTTGCGCCACCGACTCTAGGTGTTTCTATGTTTAGGTAGGCAGACCAGAATGCGCCGTACTTGCTTGACTCACTAGGCACTAACGGCATCTTGCCACTAGCTTCTATAACTGTCCACACATTGGGTTTAAGAACTTGTGTAGGTGGCTTAGATTTGGCATCTGACTTACGGCTTATGTATTGACTCATGCCTTTAACCACCTTTGCGGATTGACATGCTTGCGCGGATTCCAGTAACGAGTTGCAAGAATCTGAAAGTGCAGATGTGGGCCGGTGCTATTGCCTGTTGATCCAGACCACCCGATAATTTCACCACGCTGTACGCGCTGACCAACAGCTAGTGCAACCTTAGACAAGTGGCAGTAACCAGCCCATAAGCCTGCATCACCATTCTTGAACTTGTCGTTGTCCACGATTACATGAATGCCCATAGCAGAACCCCAACCCTTGCGGAACTTGTGTGCGCCTGAATGAACTACAACACCAGACACGGCTGCATAAACTGGCGTTCCAACTTTGGCTGCGCCGTCTATGCCTTTATGTATTCCGCCGTTGCTGTATTTAACGCCATACGGAAAGGTAGTGCGCCACGCCTTTAGGGGATAAGCCATTACTCATCCACGCCTACATCATTGCCAAAGCGTGTATCAGCAGGGTTAAGCCATGACACTAATACGGGCAGGGATGAAGCAAGTGCAATAGCAACTGCCGGGTGAAGGTTAAGGTCATTAGCGTTAATGATTACCCAACCTAAAAGACCTGCACCAAATGTGCGTAGGAATGAAGCTAGTGGTGATGTGGCGAACCAGATTTGTATTTGTTCCATTGTTAATCCTTATGCTGCTTCGTAAGTTCCGCTAACATGAATCTCGTCACTTGCCGCCCAAGTAAACGGTGCTGTATTTATCACTGCTGCTCCTACTAAGTAAGTTCCAGCGGCGTTCCAGCAAAATAAACTCATGGCGGAAGTTTGGAAGTCGCAAGAGCCTAAATACCTCAAAGTCGCGCTGCTGTCATAATAAGCAATACTTGTAACAAAATCAATATTTCCAGAAGCGGCAGTAGCGGTAACTGGCAAAGTTATACTTGGTCTATTAACTGCTGAAAAAGTAGCACCGACAGTTCCAAAAGTTAAACGCGCAGTAAAGTGAACAGTCTTTCCGATTTGAACATATTTTCCTGTGGCTTCTGAACCAGTTGTACCTAATGACCAACCTGTTCCACCAAGAACTGGAGTCCAAGTAGTCCACGCACCAATAGGTAACGCTGGAACCCACGCAGAACCGTTGTAATAATCTATCTCGTCAGTATCTAAAGTGAGCGCAAGCATTCCCTCAGTAGGTGTAGGGATTGCAGAGCCACGCGCTGCTTCAGTAGCGAAGTTCATAACGGACTGATCCATTAGGTAATCATTTAATTCTTGCGCTAGTAAAACCTCACCAGCAACGAAAGTCTTACGACCTGAACCCGACATTATTTAACTCCTACTTATTGTTGTTTTAAGTTTACGCCATAGCCGTTGTGCGGCTTAGCTCGATTAAGTTTGTGCCGTCACTTATGAACTCAAGTGCAAAGTAACGCGCAGTTGTTACACCTGTTGCAAGTGTTCCCTGTGATCTAAACCCTGTACCAAATGTCATTGTATAACTGCTTGCACCTGATGTAAGGATTAACAAGGTACGGCGCATCCCGGCAGCTGGAACACTTGAAGTAAAACTTGCAGTTGCGTTAGGGGTAACTTGCACATTGACATTTGAACTAGAACCCATTGCCAAAGCAAGTGTGCCAGCAGTAAGAACCACGAACGGACTTAACAGATAACCTTCCACCGCTTCAATAGCATCATTGGAATTAGTGTGCTGCGCTGAATGTGATGGTGAGTTCAAGGAACTTGTGGGTGTTGGATTACTTAGAATGTCCACAGTAACTGGAAAGGTCGTTGCCATTATTATTCCTTACTTACTTAAAGGTCTGTTCATAGTAGGCGTATTGCCTGCGTTTTGACTTCCGTTATATCTTACCGTTGGCTCATCATAAATAGCATTGAGTGCATCATACAACGGCAAGCCACCACCAAGAATGCCATAAACAGGATGGTCAAGAATGAATGGGAACTTACGAATTGAACCAAAGTCAAAAGTTATTTTGTGCTGGTCTATGCCTATTGAATGATTGATGCCTGTTACATATGCGTACTGCTCAAATGGATCACCAATGCCATTAGGGGTAAACACAATCTTGTAAACATCTTGCAATTCAATCTGTAACAACTTGCCTTGCTGCTCCGAATCCTTGTCATGCAGATTAACTTCAACGCTGCTAATTCTTAAATCAGGCTCATCATAAACACCTAAAAGGTAAGTTGCTAAGTCGAGCGCATCAACATCATCTACTAATAACAAGCCATCTAAAGATAAAGTTTGGATACCGTATAGGGCTTGCGAGTCTAACGAGTCTGCAATTTGTGGTGTGCCACCTTCACGAGTTACAACTACGCGGTTGTATAGATTCTCTGAACCATAGACAACTTGAATGTCGCTGTAATTTACATAGGTCGCAGTCGTAGCTGTGCCATGAGTTCCATCACTAAAAATTAAAGTATCAGTTAGTGGTGGCCCGACTATGCGATCTTGGAAATTTAATGCGCCGTCTTTATCCATGAACAACGCACCGACTTCAGTATCTTCAATCACCTGCAAGTAAGTAAGAAGGTTTGTATTTTGAGCAACTGAATCAGCCTGTAAAGTTCTAAGACCTTCTTCAATAATTCTGTTAGCAGAAGGCCATGCCACTTCTGGTCTGTTAAGAATTGAAATAATTCTTTCACCAGAAAGTTCCTCAACATTATCAAACGCATCTAACTGAGTTGCGTTCAGTTGCAAGAAACCATCAACGCAATTTACAGAAGCAAATGATTTATTGCCTAGTTGATAACTTAAATCCCAATCATCTATAAAGCCTGAATACTGTCGTATGCCATTTGTTTCAATAGCAACCTGCTTGCGTGGAACTATCTGCGTATAGAACGGCCCATCAACATAGAACGGATCAAAGTGCCTATCGTCATTGTGCAAAGTTATTGAAGCGTTGCCTGCGGTGTATCTGTCTAGCTCGTTGGACTTACCGCGCCCAATCGAAACACTAGCAACATGGTCTGTAACATCATAGAGAACATCACCACCGAGAATGTAGTTGCTATTTAGAACACCGCGTACAGGATCATCAAGGGCAAAGTAAGAACCTAGTGAGTCTGTTAAGTCAAACGCAATAAAAACTTTAGTATCTGGAACAGCCATTTATGCGCTCGCAAATACCGGGCCACTTGCGCGTTCATACTTCTTAATAGCATCTACAATTTCGCGCCCTACCTGTGAACCATTAGTTCCAATTCCTGCATTAACTGTGATGTTGTAAGTAGCACCCATGCCAGCATTGCGACCCCGTAAAGGTATGACTGCTTCAGGCCCTGCTTCACCAATCATTGCAAGTGTTGGCTTGTTTACAATTCCACCAGCAGCTAGTTTTGGTACGCCACTAAGCAGATCATTTAACTGTCCAACTTGCTTCTTAGATAACTTGCCAGAATCCAAAGCCTTCTGTAAGTCTTTAGGTAGCGCAGCGAATCCACCGACTATGCGGAAGCCTGCCTTCTTAATTGCAGCAATGATGCCATTGACCATTGCTTGACCCTGAGTTATGCCTGCCTTGTAGAAAGCATTTGCGCCTGCTGCGCCTAGTGCTTTAGCAGCCGTATCAACGCTCTTAACTAAAGCGTTGGTTTCTGTTATTGCGCTTGCGCCACCCTTAATAAGTTCATCAGCAATCTTGCCACCTGCTTCTGCGCCTGCGGCTAACACCTGCTGAATCGCTGTTTCAGATAAACCCATTTTGATAAGTTGCTGAATCTTGCCAGCAAAAGCAACAATGCCTGTTGCTTGAGCGCGTAGATTCTGTAAAAATGTTCCCGTTTCAGCATTAGCCGCTTCACCAAAGTTAAGCAGGCCGTTGATCGAGTCGCGCACACCATCCCGGAATGATGCAAAGGCATCTTTAGCTTGTGCCAACTTATCTCTAGCGGCTGTTAGTTTGCTGTTCATTTTTTCTAATGCACCAGCAGCCTTAGCACTTGCATCAGCAACACGCTTAGCCATAGCAGCAGAAGCCTTAGCAGCTTTAGCAGCAGCTCTAGAAGCCTTAGCAGCTTTAGCAGCAGCGGCGGCAGCGGCATCAGCAGCAGCCGCAGCAGCATCCGCAGCAGAAGTATCTACCTTGTCTGTTTTAGGGACTATGCCAAGTCGTGCATTTTCTAAAGCATCCATTGCGTGTCTTGCAGCTACGGCAACTGCATCCATTGCTACAACCAAGAATTCAGCCTGTTTACGAGCGCTCTTAAAGCCAGCGCTTCCGCGCTTTGTCATTATCACAATGTCTGCTTCTGCCGCTTGTGAAGCAATCGCAATGTCGTAAATCTCCGCAACAAGATAACCAGCAGCAACTATGAGTGCGCCAATACCGGTAGTAATCAAAGCGCGTTTCATAACACCAGTTGCAATTACTGTTGCTGTTGCGGTTCCTTCAATTGCAGCAGCCGTTGCAACCCAAGAAGTGCGTAAGGCGTAAACCAACGGGGCAACAGTTTTAATACCAATGAATATCAGAATTACATCTTTAACCTTTTTAGCAGTTCCATCTAGGTTAGTTATTAAAGTTGCAATTTCTGTAACAAGTGCGCCAAGTCCTGCACCTGCACCTTCAAACTTGATTACTGTAAGAACGCGATCAACAGCAGGCATTACATTATTTAATAATATTTCAACTAAAGAACTAAGCACAGGTAATAGCATTTTTCCTATTGACTCTTTAGCTTCATCTAAAGCAACATTCAAAATTCTTAATTGGCCTTCAAAACTTTTGGCTTCATTGTCAGCAAATCCACCAAAGGTTTTTTTCAAAGTTTCTGTGACTTTATTAAAGTCTTTACTTTTCAAAACAGACTGATCTATACCTAAACCAAGCCTGCCCAATGCAGCATTATTACCGTCATAACCTTTACCTAACGCATTCACGATACTTTCTAAAGGCTTCCCGGTGGCTACCTGTATATCTAATGCAATGTTAAGTAAATCTTGAGCCTTTGCTGCATCCTCAGTTGATCTAATCAACCGCCCAAAACTTGGGCGCAAAACATCATCCTGAACACCTACGCGCATTTGAGTTGTGCTTATGTAAGATTCAACACTTGCTGTTAATGCTTCGTTAGCATTGAGCGTGTTCTTAAGTTGCTTTGCTAAAATTCTTTGACTGCGTTCATCAGAAGCAGCAGCCTTGACTGCATCCATTCCAAACTTTGCAGCGGCAATACCCATGCCGGCAATAGCTACGGCAGCGACCTTTGCAGTCTTAGATAAGTTACTACCCATAGTGGCAGAAGTTTTGGATACATTCTTTAGCGAAGTGCTTAACTGAGTTGTATCGCCTTTGAATCTAACTTCAAAATCTCTGCTTGAAGTGCCTGCCACTAAGACTCCTAATGGGCAGACATACCTGCCATCAACTCTAAGAACTCACGGCGTATGTCTTGCCGTATTTCTTTCTGACTCATTCCATTGTACCTAGACAAATCTAAGTCCTTAAATTCTATTTCACATTTAGTGCAACGCTTATCTAGTGTGCAGGCGCATTCCCAGTAATCAAGGGTTGGTCTGTTCTGCTCACGCTTTGTGATCGTAACTGGTGGGCGGTCTGTGTATCTGAACTCAGGTGCTTGCATAATCTCGCCATGTCCACGCAGAGTATGGAATACGGCGTTAGGTGCGTGTTGTGGTGCAAAGAAGATACGGGCAGGATCGCTGGTCTGTGGATCACCAACAATACCTAAGAAGTCGTGCATCTGTTTCCAGACTGAATACCATTGGTGACTTGGTACGGCTTCATCAAATGGAATAACAATGTGCCAATGCTCATCATCTTGTGCATGACTATAAGTGGTGTAGGCAATGTATTCATAGCCTTGCAGTTTGTCTAATGTATTTGCTAGGGCTTCGCCATCTAAGTCAGCTACGAATGCGTTGATAGCAATTACATTCTTGTTACCGCGATAGCCGTTCTCAACATAGGTAACAGGGCTGTATAGATAGCCCTTGTATTTGTCCTCACGCTTTGCATGGTGTGACAACAGGGTTACAAACTCAGCCCATGAATCCGCATAGGGCTTTGGCTTGTTGTCTTTGACTGACCACCATTTAACTGCGTACATAGGTCAGACCCTAGCAGATGTTATACAGTTAGTAAAGCCTAAAGTTTCTCTAGTTTTTTGGTGATTCTATTAAGGGTTTCTAGGTATTCTGCACTAATCGTGGGTGCCATTGCTTCAATGGTAGGCCAGACATAATGCCCCTTGTTACCGCCACCAAACTTAGCGGTACGCGGTGGAAACTGTGGCAGGCGTGATGCGCCAAACTCAGAGCCGTAGAACACATCACCCCTAGTAACTTTCTTTTTACGCTTGCTATTAGGTCTGGACTTAGACACAAACAAACTACTGCCCCTGAGCCTGATAGCAGGTACGCGATCAGAGAATGCCCTGAAACCCATAGCTGATTGAATAGCCTGCCGGGGATTAGGTGAGTAACTAGCCTGCGCCCTAATCTCAGGCACAACCTTTTGAGCGATTGCAATAGATGCGGTGCGTATTTCTTTATTAAACATTGAGTCAGCTGCGGATGCTCGTCTTAGAAATTCAGAAAGCCCGACAACTTCAATAGATGCGCCACCAGCGCGACCAAATAGAAACTCACTCTTTGCCATTATGACCCCTGACTATTTTTCCAACGCAGGTACATACTCATAGTAAAAAGCATACGGTCAGATTCTTGCATTAGAACTGATGGAGCAATACCAGTTTCACACGCAAGATAAGCCAAATACCAATGTTGGGATGAGTCACCCAACCCGATTATTTTGGGCTTTCTTCGCTCGCTTCAATTGTGTCCACTTCGTCACACCACTCGTCAAAGTCTTTCTTAGTCTTACCAAAGCGGTGTAGCCAATGCCATGCGATCCATAACAAGTCTGTGATGCGGAAGTCTGATTCTAGTGAAGCAATAGACTTCGTGAACTTGTCCTCGAATGCAACTAGGTCACGGGCAGTAGCAGATACTTCTTCTACTGTTTCGTCATTAAAAGTAACGCGCAGGTTGATTTTCATAGTTAGCTAGTTGCCCGTACTACTGTGCCGGAAGTTGGCCAAGTAACGCTGAATGTAGCAATGTCACCAACGGATGAAGCAACTGGACTGTAAGAGTTCACTAAGCAAGTTGCGGTGTATGACGGGTTAGTTGCAGTTACAGAACCTGAAGTTGGAACAATAACAACTGTTGCAAGTGTGTTGTATAGCGGAAACAGAGTTGCATCAACTGAAGATGCACCAAAGTCCTGCATGAATTGAAGCGTTACAGAACCAGTCTTTAGACCACCGATACGCTCACGGAAAGTTCCACCAAAGGCAGTTGTTTCCAAGTCATCAGATTCTAAAGCGAGTTCAACGCTGTTTAAGTTTGTAGAAAAATTGGTACCGTTCACGGTGACCTTGTAATCAGTAGCTGCAAATTTTGCCATGCTGTTTAATGCTCCTAGTCTGCGTAACAGAGAACTATAAATTCTGCTGCTAGATAGTTTACTTCACCAACAGCAATGCTTGCATAAGCCCGCATATCGGTAACTCTTAAATCATACACTCTGCCGCCAAGTGTCTTGTCAGACTCAACAGCCAACTTAATACTGGATGAACCTGTGCTTGAACAGAAGGCATCTATGGCGTTCTGCGCTGATCGTTCAGCTACGCGCCCAACTAGAACTACTACGGTAAATGTGTAGGTCTGCATTCCTCTGTGAAATGTATCGTCATAGGAAATTGAGTCAGGCTGGATTATGGCAATCGGTGGATTGGGATTGTCAGGCATAACTGCTGCGGTGCGTAGCCCGGTGATCGTGGCAAGGTTTAGTGCTAACCCTGTACGGATGTCAGTTAGTGAAGCCATTAGACAAAGTTTCTTAGTCTGCGATACGGCGCAACTAACTGCGCAACATCAGGGTCAATGTCCCGTGTGACGGAAATAGCACCTAAGTCACCAAAGCCTGCAACACCTAGCGGTGAATCTAAACGCTTAAAGATACGGCTTGCCTGAATGATCGCGGCTTGTGTAATTGCAATAGGTACGGATGCCCAACCAAATACGGCGGTCAGTTTAACTAGAGCCTGATCTGCTTCTACTGGGAACAGGTAGTTCTCAACAGCGCGTATGCGTGTGTATGGAACAGCAAGACCATCAACATTGCCGTTAAGTG